TTCTTGGGGTGGAATGATGTTCAGCAGGATGAAGGTCTGCAGAATGATGCTCTGCAGAATGATGCTCTGCAGTTCATCTTCGGGGGTGAATTCATCTCCGAGGATGGGTTCGTCTTGGGCAGGGGGGTTCTGTGGCGGGGTCTCCTCCAGCAACGGTGGGGAGGATGCTCCGGCGGGGTGGTGGGGATGGTCTGTGCTGGGACATCCACCCACCAGGAGAAAAAGCATGAGTGCACAGATGGTGATGATGGAGATTAGAGAAAGCCCTCCTATGGAGTTCTCTCCTTCTGCATTGGTTCTATTTTTCACGATCTGCTCCCTCTCTTTTCTCCCCTATACATACATATCTTACCCCATCATTGTACGCATCTTGCTTCTGATGTATCTGCCCCGTCTGGAATCCCGTCACCCATCTCCCAAGAGGGCTCTGGGGAAGAAGAGGAGAAGAAAATTGAGGCTGAGATGAAGAGGTGTTGGGTGGGGTGGTTCCGTTGGGGTGGAGGTGTCTTTTTTTTGGGGGTGGAGATGTCTTCACCCCCGAAAATTTGTGGGTGGGTGTTTTTGACACCCCGAATTTGGGAATTTTTTGGGGATTTTTTGGGGATTTTTTGACCTCTAGGGGTCGTCAACCTGCCTGTACCCGCACCGCCACAGGAGTTGCGACATCTCGCGCCCGTGGCGGCTGACCGTTTCCTCCGACGCGTCTGGCCACTGGGCATGGAGGGCCTCATGGATGATGGTCTCGAGCTTCGCACGGCGCCTGAGAACCTGACGCACCCTGATCTGTCTCTTGGGGTCGGACGGGTCGCTGCAGTCGGCCCACCTGTCGTTGGGGATCTCGCTGCTGCGGACAAAACGGAACCGCCAGCGGATGCCCCCCAACTTCTGCCAGAATGAGGTGAAGGGTCTCATGTTCTCTTTTCTCGACAGGTGGTGGGATCCGGTGGGGACTGTTACGGGGGGAATCTGGCGTCGGGGTCGGATGGGGTCATTTTGGGGGGTCGCCGCCCGTATAGTTTGGGCATGGGTAGACATAAAAAGAAAATCATGGATGACCGCAGGCTTGGACGTCTGATTGCAGGGTTAGCTGGTGTGGAGTCACCCCGTGATGGTGGTGTGGTTGAGGTTTGGAACTCAGACCAGGGTGCCCCGCCGGGCGCTGGGGAGACGACAAAGGAACGCCGGGCAAAAAATAAGAATTCTTCAGAACCACTTCACAAATCGATGATTCTGCCGATCCATCCGGATGCAGCTGCGGTGAAATGTCTGCAAAACAGGGAGCTCGCATGCGCGCATGTCTACAAAACTGCGGTTGACCAGTTGAACCACCACTGCAACCTTGCAAATGGGTCCCAGGAGCGGCAGAATGTCCTGTACGCAGGGGCATCGGGTGTGTCGGGGGCCGCAAGAAAGGTTGAGGTTGACAGGTGGAAGGGGATGGTGAGGCGCAGGAGAGAGGTTTCTGGGTTGATACGCACCGCACGGCTGGCGGGGGATGTGGAGGGGGTGGAAAAACTTGAGAGGGAGCGGACGAAAATTGACGAGGGGTGCCGTCGGCTGGGGGATTCACTCTTCGGTGGGAAGGTGGGGGGTGGAGCGGGCGCGGACACGCCGCTCGCCGCCGCATTCGAAGAATTTCGCAAGAGGTGGGGCTCGTACAAGGGGAATACACACTATTTCACCAGGGCGCTACTGCGTGGTAAACGTTGGTGTGAGGTCGAAGACCACGTGTGGGGCCTGCATGATGATGGGGCGGGTGGTGACATCCTCGACGGGTGGGTCGGAGCTCACCTCTCCCCAACAAATGTGTGCGAAATTGCAAAGGAGGTGGGTAAAAATTTCTCAAACGGCATCCGGAACAGCGGTCACGGAAACCGTTTCCGCCTGCGTCGGGGAGGACGCAGACATCGGTGCGGCACTGGCGACAGGACAACCTCTCTGAACGGTGGGAGGCTTGTTTTGATGAGTGATGGAACATTCTACCTCCTTGTGCGGAGGAGTGGTGCCAGCAGAAGGATCATCGGAGACCGGCCTGAGAATGTTCACAGGATCAGGTGTTCCCTGAGGGATCCACGGCAGGACAAAGGTAGGCAGCGCGACGATCTGGTACACATCATCAGGGACAGGGAGGTTGTGAGCAGGGTGCGTGCGGTCATGCCAGTTTTTCATCGCGGGCTGTGGTATGTGCACATCCTCTACTCTTGCAGAAAGTTGCGTGACAGGGAAAATCTTCTCCCTGGATGCACCGTTGGTGTTGATCTGGGTACTGAAACCGTCTCGGTAAACATTGTTGATGATTCGACTGGTCTCACTGTGTTCGCCGGAAAATTATCAACCGTTGAAGAGTGCAGAGGACGCGAGAGGCGGCTGCTGCGCCAACAAAAGAGGTTCAGCGAGGGGTGTCGTCTCCGAGCAACAGAGTTGGGGATCATCCGCGAAGGTGGTGCGTGGGGGGAGGGCAAACGCCTGCAGCGTAAGTTTTGGACCGCGAGAGTGAGAGATGTGCATCGCAGGATGAAGAGGACAGAGGGTCAGATCGTAGAGGCCAGAAAAAACCTCCGCAACAGGGTTGCAACCTTCATCGGCTGCATCGGCGGCCGTCTGTTTTCGGAGGGCGGAGATGTTGCGGGCTGGGCAAAAGACCACGGACGCGGCGTGGAGCGCGGTTCTCCTGGGGCATTCAGAAACGCAATGTTCGTAGCTTCAAACAGATGCGGAAGGAGATCGATTGACCTGAGAAAAAACCCCATGAAGGTTTCAGAGGGGCATCTGTATCTGGTTGATCAGAAAAAATACAGAGCAACTGGCACAGATATTTTTGAGAAGAACCCACGACGTGCGTATACTAAGTTGGGGGCAGACGTGAGGGAAATTGTCAGGAACGGTGTGACCGTTGACAGAGACCTCTATGCTGCTCTCAATCTTTCTCATCCGAATATCGACGGTACAAAAATCAACAGGGATGCTGCAATGAGAGATTTCAAACACCTCTACTGCGGCACCGACCCAGCTTGTGATGATGGGGGTCGGCAGGGACCTGTCTTTGGAGGGGTCATCCCATTCGGGAAGTTCGTGCAGATCATAACCGATTTGCACAAAAAACTTTCTGCGGGGTGATATCCAAAAATATCTCCTGAAATACCCAGCTCTGGAAACTGCACGCCTCTTTTTTGGATCCACATGTGGCATCAGCCTGTTTGTGGACAACATCAAATGGTTGCAGGGTAAAGCACTCCACACACGTGGGGTGCCCGCTAGGGCATTACCCATCTTATGGTGTCAACACCCGTCAAAAAATGGGTGATCACAACCTCTCCCACCCCCAGGGCTCAAAGAGCTGTGGTGTCAACACCCGTCAAAAAATGGGTGATCACAACAGATGAGCTGGGAAAGATCTAGAAGTCTAGGGTGTCAACACCCGTCAAAAAATGGGTGATCACAACCGATGAGTGTGCGGCAGCCATCACGATCAAGGTGTCAACACCCGTCAAAAAATGGGTGATCACAACTGAGTTGCCGAGTCTCAGGGTTGAGGTGTCAACACCCGTCAAAAAATGGGTGATCACAACCTCGTGTACCTGCATGATGCCTAGCTGGTGGTGTCAACACCCGTCAAAAAATGGGTGATCACAACCTACTTGGAGGTGCTCCAAATCTGTATTGGGTGTCAACACCCGTCAAAAAATGGGTTATCACAACCATGAACACCTGTCGGAACGCCAGCTAAAGGTGTCAACACCCGTCAAAAAATGGGTTATCACAACAGTATCTCTCTGAGCGCCAGCTCAAGGTGTCAACACTCGTCAAAAAAAATGGGTGATCACAACATTTGGGTAAAGGTGTCAACACCCGTCAAAAAATGGGTGATCACAACTAAAAGCAAGAGCGGTTCCATCACGATCTAGGTGTCAACACCCGTCAAAAAATGGGTTATCACAACTAATAGCGGTTAGGTCGAGCGCGTGGGATGGTGTCAACACCCGTCAAAAAATGGGTTATCACAACTTCGCAAGAACCTCCTGGTTGAAGCTGCTTGGTGTCAACACACGTCAAAAAATGGGTTATCACAACGGTCGCCAGTCCTCGGTGTCAACACCCGTCAAAAAATGGATCATCACAACATCACAACTCAACACAAGTAAAAAAATGGATCATCACAACATCACAAATAATCACAACAACATAGCACCAAATCATGTGGTGTTGGACAGGGACGAACTGGCCGAGGCATATAGCCTTGCCCAACGCAGGATGGATGGCGTTCAGAAGATGGGGTTGCTCGACAAACACGGAGCAGCTGGTCACAAGAACTCAGAATACCACATCCTCGGGGCAAAAGGCGAGATTGCCTTCCGCAAGTTCATCGGATCTTCGGATCCTCTGACTGTCAACACATTCAGGTCTACCCCAGATGTGAGAAATTATGAGGTCAGGACCAGGAGCAGGGATGATTTTGACTTGATCCTGCGGAACGACGATTCGGACCACAAAATTTATGTTCTGGTGGTTGGTGATGGGTGCAGATTCAGGGTGGTTGGCTGGCTGCGTGGATCAGAGAAGTATCCACATGGTCAGAAGACATACGGCGGCAGGCCGCCAGCATGGTTCGTACCACAGAGTGCCCTCCACGACATGTCTGAACTGCCCACTGACGGTTAATTTGTCAAGAGTTATGATCACCCATATCTCTGCGTTTAGACTCCCACTGTGCCTGTGACTGTATTTCTGTGTTTGGATCGTTGACGAGGTATTTCACATGGAGATCTGATATATCTTTCCCGAAATCGCGTATCCCTATGAATCTCACATACGGGTTTGGGTGAAAGGCGGTGAGTGCAAGCAGTCTTTTGAATTTGGGCTTGTCTCGCTGTTCTATGCGTAGTTTATCTACTGCGGCCTCTCCCTGTAGCTGGAGATTTTCTGACACTCTTTTTGTTCCGGTTGCCCTTTCTTTCTGCATCTCTCTGAAAATATGTACAGCAAGGGCGTCCATACCCGCCTCCTCAAGCCGCAACCGTTCAGGATAAAGCTTGGTTACGCCCTGTGCTTCTTGGAGGTTTGTGTCTCCGTACTCCTTGATGGCTTCTCTTTCTCCTTCTGGATACAGGTCGAGCAGTGTATGCTCTCTGGTTTCGTCTGCCGGTTTTTTTATGATTTGGAATTTTGACAGGTTGAACTTCATGTGCGGTTGGGTCTTTTGGCGTGTGCGGTTGGACGCAGAACTTCCTTTACCCGCTCCTACTATTGACCATACTTTTTTCATTGTATTTCCTTATTTTTGTTGAAACCCCAAAAACTAGCAAGAGTATATCTAGTGTTTCCTTTTAGTTCGGTAACACCATGTCTGTGATTACAATCACCCAAATGCATTGCAACTGTTCCTGCCTTTGGTGTTACTTCAAAATTGTGTTCTGTGTAATATGTTTTACCACCCTGATAATCGTCATTTAAATAAATTACACAACCAAAATATCTTTCACCAAATAACTTATGCTGTTCTTCATTATCAGACATATCATCACAATGTGGAATCTGTTTCATTCCGTCAAACCAACGGACAACATCTAAAGTATCTGGATATACTTTTTCTTCCAAATTATATTCATTGTGAAGTGTTATTTGTAATCTTGAAATAATTTCTTTACACAACTCTTTAATGTTTTTTGGCAAATCTCTATAATTTATAGTTCTTTTGTCCCAAAAATTATTTGGAATTGGTCTCCACATATCTGTGGTTTTTGCATAATTTAATAGTGTTTCACATTCACTCTTACTCAAGAATCCATTAATTGTTTTCGCTTGAAATTGTTCCATTATTTATTTCCTTTCTATGGAAGGGACACCCATTTATTGATCTTTGGTGATTTTCAAATTTTTTCTTTGAATCCATACTCTCAATGCCCTTAGTGTATAAGGAATGATTGGAGTTTGCATCATACTTAATTTCTTCTCTCTTTTGTGCCCAACTTCTATGTTCTTTTGCAAAATCAGAGTTTGGATCTTCTCTTTGATCTATTGCATCAAATGATTCAAGATAATATCTTGGAATTGGAAAAATCGTAGCCAGTGGTTCTCCCCTGAAAAACTGGACAGTTTCGTTGGGTTTTGTCAATTTCCAATTCAATGTAAATGTATAAGGAAGCCAATCAGTTTCAACTATTGCCTCAAGTGCTTGGGCGCCATGTTTAAAATGATTTGTTGGTCCTTTTACAAATAGGTTATGTCCTTCGGATGTTCTAAAAATAAATCCAAGATATGAAAATGTTACTATACCATTTCCAAAGTGAGAACTTATAGAATTTTTTTTGATGAAGGTATTATCTTCTTCACTTTCTATACAGAAATTAAATTTAATGGCATTTTGATATCCAATATCTCCATTCCATGTTGCGTCAAAAGATATTGGATTTAAAATCTCCCACCCAAAACCATTTGCAACACTCAAAGGCAAGCAACGATATGCATGACCATTGTTGACATCCATCCATCCTCTTTTTTTTTCTGGTAAAGATACAATATAAGGACATTTTCCTTCGGGATTTTCTTCTGACATCAATCTAACTATAGTTTTATCTTTATTCATATCAATTATGTAGGATATGCCAGCAAACTTAGGACTTAGGATTCTCCCCATCTTTCTTTTTTATTTTTCGCTTCTATACGCACTTGATCTAACAAAGTAAAGTCTTTTGCTTTGGTTTCTCCCATGTATCCCCAAGCATAGCCTTCATTTATCATCAAAGAATTCAAAGACGCACTAGACGAGTCTGAGTATATCTCTACAAGCATTCGACCGTACTTGTCGTCTTTGGTAGTGCGGGCCCACCCAATCTTTGCTTCGATCAGGTCGCCCAGCTTGTTGCCTGCTTCCTTCAGCCAGCCTGTTTCTTTTCCTATTCGTCGCCATCCAGATTGTGATAATTTGTGTTGCATGTAGATTGCCGATGCGGAAAAAATTGATGTCGTTGGCGACATTCCAACGGAGGAAGATCTCTTCTCTTCCCCTGATGAGCTGACGATCCCACCCACGTCTGATATCCCTCGCAGCTTGTCAGGGTCGAAATTAAATTTCCCTCGTGGTGTCTGTGTTTATGGATCCATCGGGCGGTGATCACCTGCCCCTTCGGAAGAAGTCTTCAGCCATTCGGCCTTCATGCCGATCTGCTGCCACTGAGATTTTGACATTTTGATTTGCGTGTGTGTGTTCCTGTTCATTTTTTATTGCGGGAATCGAGAATTTCTTGCACCCGCTCCTCGTTGGTCTTGCCAGTGAATGGCTGGTATTGCGCCTCCATCCTGCCCACGATGTCACTCAGGTCGAACCCTGGTATCCGCTCTCCACGAAGCCTGTGGCGCTCCATGAGTTCCTGATGGGTTGGAACGCCTGGCTGCTCGTGCATATCGATAAAGTTGACCTGGTAGCCATTTTCGATGGCAGCCTCGACATACGGCCTCATCCGCTCCAGCAGCAGGTTGGTGGCATCGATGAACACATGGTCAACACCGCGTTCCATGGAACGTATGGCGTTCTGCAGATTTTCTGCATGGATCACCCCAAGGATCTGTGGTTTGAATTCGTATGTGCCATCTGGGTGCTCGTCAGTTGGGGCGGTCATGTGGGCATCGTCGGGACAGTGTATGACGGTTGATGCGCCCGCCTCGCCAAGTTCGCGTGCCATGCGCCTGCAGAGTGTGCTCTTCCCATAGCCAGTCACTCCACGCATGATGTGCATGGTTTTCTTGGGCAGCTGTGAAGACTGTGCCTTCTTTGTTCGCTGTCGTTTTGTGGGAGAGACATCTCCGTCGTCCATACGATCACCGGGGACTCTCTGGAGACTCTCGTCCAACCCCCATGGACCTGCGTGTCCGTATCTTTTAATCATTTTGCCCACATCTTCTATGGTGTACCTTCGATATGCGCCCGCCTGATCCTTCCTTATCCCGCCGAGCGCATGATAAATCTGACATGGCATGGTGATGTTTTTGCCGTTCGACATGTCGATGCACACATCTTCAGAGTTCTCGATCCAGGCGTGAGGGAACCTGTGCCCACTTGCACCCCCCCTTCCCCACACCAGACCATGAACCAGCATGTCTCCGCTGTGACCATCCATATGCCTCTTGACAATAGCATTGATTGTGGCAAGGAAGCAGTCTCCCCCTCCTTCTGTCCACGCATCAGCCGTCTTGATGCTCGATGGTTCATGGTGTGACACTTTCGTTTTCTTAAAGAAAACCGGAGGCGCCCACATGACCTTTCTCGGGATCCTGCTGGCGATTTCCTGAATTCTGCTGCGGGGGGCCTTGCCTGTGATGGCGTTATATTGGGCGTGGGTTCCTGTCCACACAATATTGAACACATCCAAGCCTTCATGGGTCACACCAATGATACGGTCATTGTTGGGCAACTTGATGGACGTTATGTTATTGCCCGCGCTTGAGAAGGGGAACTTCTCCAGCCGGAGCGGGGTGTCTCTCTGAGGACACTCACCCAGCCATTCTAGCGGTGTCCTGTCCCCGATCTTGGTGTTCAGCCACTGCAGCACATCGGGGTTGATGTCCTCTTCTGCCATCTGTGCGATGGTGACGGTGGTCTGCCTGCTCGGTTCCTTGCCATTCAGGCATGGCTTGGTCTTGGTCCTTTTCTCCTCAGGAGATGCCCTCAGCCACCAATTGTTATTGGGAATTTTATAATTTATCAGATCATCTTCAGAGACACCCTCATCTCTCATAACCTCCCTGACTACATCAAGGGCCCCTTCCATATCACCCGTCTTCGCAATCTCTTTTGCCTCCACGAGTTTCGGAAACTCAGAGGACAGCATATCTATGCTCCTTGCAGCCCCGTTTGGCTCATTAAGGGTGGGATTTACTCTTTTTTCAAAAACCCAGTAGATCCACAAGAGGGCATGTCGTCGGGCATGTTTTTGTTCTTGATCCATCATTTCTATTTTATGAACCATTTTGGTACGCCCTCCCACCAAGGCAATCCTTTTGGTGATTTACCACATCCTTCTTTGGAGGTTCAGAACCCCATGTGCCGAAATGAATGGCATGGAAAAGAACTGGTATGGGCATGCAAAAGAGGCAGGCATCTTGGCACCGCTTGGGCTGGCAGCAGCGCTGGCAATGGGTGGTTCAGTTTCTCAATCTGATGGGGCTCAGCCTGGTGAGGCTCAGGCGCCCGTTCAGGTTGCGGCTTCTTCATTTACCCCATCCCCGAAATTTTTGGAGACCCTTGAGAGACACGAGGGCTTCAGCCCAAAGACATACAGAGACAGCAGGGGCGTGTTGTCCGTGGGCATTGGATTCAACCTGGAGCGCAAGAATGCTGCAGACCTGCTGATGGCAGCAGGTCTTGATGCAGAGGCTGTGATGTCTGGTCGGAGACCAATCACGAGAGAAGAGGCATGGAAACTTGCCAATGCAGATTTGAAGACTGCAATTGCCGACGCCAGAAATTTGTTCAGGAACTTTGATTCCCTCCCGGAGGGCATTCAGGAGGTTCTGGTGAACATGTCATTCAACCTTGGTGGCCACAAACTTTCAGGCTTCAAGAAGATGCGCGCCGCTGTCGAGGCTGGCGATTGGGCTGCTGCGGCAGCCGAGATGGAAAAATCCCAGTGGAGGGGACAGGTGAAGGGTCGAGCAGTCGAACTGGTGGCCCAGATGCGTGCTGGCGGTCAGACGGCCGCCACTGAAGACCCACAACCTGAGACGAAGGAAGAGGTTGGCGACAACACTGTTGTCGTGAGGCAGGGTCAGACGCTCTCGGGAATTGCACGGGAGCACCTTGGTGACCCGCGCAGGTGGGTTGAACTGGCAAGACTCAACGGCATCAAAGACCCAACCGGCATCAAGCCAGGTCAGAAGGTGAGAATCCGATGATTGACCACGATTCATGGGAGAAGGTCGGATCAAGCTCCGGTTGGATGCCATCCTATAACCCCACTGAAGATGGTAGCTACGAAAATATAGATGGCAGATGGAGGGTGAAAGATCTCATCAAGGCTGCCGAAGACCTTCCCGTTTATGACATGTATGTGGACAAGTTGGTGGCAATCAACAGCAACACGGAAACATCTGAGGGGATGTTCGGTGAATTGATGGAGAACCCGTCAGACCAGTTCACAAAGAGGGTGGAACACGCAGACATGAAATTCCCCATCCTGGTGGACCACGATGGCTACATCATCGACGGCTCCCACCGCCTGGCCAATGCCAAACTCGCAGGTGATGGATGCATAGAGGGAAAAATAATGTACCCCGAAGACTTCCCATTGATGGACAAGAAAGCATCGTCAGATGATGATGATGATGATGATGATGATGATGATGACATCACTATTGATGAGGCTTTCATACGCGAGCGTGACCGCTTTGTGGAGAGGTTGCGCCTGCATGGCTTGACGGAAGAAGAAATAGCGAGAATGGATGTCAATGCCATCGTCTTCCGCCGTATGGAGGGGCTTGGTCAACCCGGCGGCAAGAAAAATCAGCAGAAGCCTAGGAAGCAAAAGTGATATCCCCATGCAAGTTCGTGGAACTGCGAGGCAAGACGGCTTGAGATCATCAGGGACAGATGTCCAGGTTCAATTCGGCTGGTACAGACAGGCCAAGCTTGGCACGCATGACGGGACAACACTGGGGCTCTGTGGTCATAAGATTGCCATGGAAGATGGTTCGAATGCCACCCCTGAAGTCTTGATGAAGGCGTTGGAAGCTTGGAATACCGATGTTCGCTTGCAGGCAGCAGGCCACCGCAATGCAACCGCTGAAGTCTTGATGAAGGCGTTGGAAGATGGGTATGACGGTGTTCGAGTGGCTGCAGCATCCAACCGCAATGCAACCACTGAAGTGCTGATGAAGGCATCGAAAGATGATAGCACGACGGTTCGATGGACTGCAGCATGCCACCGCAATGCCACCGCTGGGATTAAGGCGGAATGGGTGATAAATGCTTTAAAAAGTCGTTCAAGGAGTGAAATATTCGCTTTCTTTCAAGATTTGGAATTTAATCGTGGTGAATTTATAATGAGTGATTTGATCAGACTCATCATCACGGACAAGCGTGTTGATCTGGGTGGTCTGGATATGTTTCAGGAAGCTGTACAAGATTATAAGTTTGACAACCCCATAGTGAGCAGGATGATCAAGCGCGAAAAGATGTGGAGGAAGACAGATGCCTGATCTTGTTGGCTGGTACAGACAGGCCAAGCTTGGCACACATGACGGAGAAACACTTGGGCTCTGTGGTCATAAGATTGCTATGGAAGATGATCCAGCGCGATTACTTGCTGCAGCCGCATATTTGCCTCCCAATGCCTCCGAACATGTGCTCATAGAGGCATTGGGACACGAAGATGAATATGTTCGCCGAAGGGCAGCATCCCACCGCAATGCCACTCCTGAAGTCTTGATGGAGGCGTTGGGAGATAGTGATTTGTCGGTTCGCTTCCATGCAGCACGCAACTCCAATGCCACCACTGAAGTGCTGATGAAGGCATTGGAAGATGAGAGCGCAACGATTCGACAGACTACAGCAGAAATTCTGACTGCCACCCCTGAAGTCTTGATGAAGGCGTTGGAAGATAGGGATCCCCATGTTCGCTGGCAGGCAGCATTCAACCGCAGAGCAACCACTGAAGTCCTGATGATGGCGTTGGAAGATATTGATTCGGGTATTCGAACGGCTGCAGCATCCAATCGCAATGCAACCGCTGAAGTCTTGATGAAGGCGTTGGAAGATATGAGTTACTGTGTTCAGGCGGCTGCAGCATCCAACCGCAATGCAACCACTGAAGTGCTGATGAAGGCGCTAAAAAATGAGCACATAAATATTCAAATGTCTGCAGTATACCACCCCAATACCACCGTTGGGATGAAGGCGGAATGGGTGATAAATGTTTTAAAAAGTCGTTCAGAGGGTGAATTGTACCTTTTCTTTCGACAGTTGGAATTTCATCGTGGTGAATTTATAATGAGTGATTTGATCAGACTCATCATCACGGACAAGCGTGTTGGTTTGGGTGAACTGGATCTGTTTCAGAAAGCTGTAAAAGAAAGTCATTTTGATAACCCCATAGTGAGCAGGATGATAGGGATCGAAAAGAATAAGAGGAAGACAGATGCCTGATCTTGTTGGCTGGTACAGACAGGCCAAGTCTAGCACACATGGCCTCACTGGAGAGGAGAAGACCCCCCATTGGGAGGGACTGTCTCGTCAGGGATATAGGTTTCATCACGCATCGGGTACACATGACGGGACAACACTGGGGCTCGGTGGTCATAAGATTGCCATGGAAGATGATCCGAATGCCACCCCTGAAGTCTTGATGAAGGCGTTGGAAGATACGGATTGGAGGGTTCGTGCGAACGCAGCAATCCACCCCAATGCAACCGCTGAAGTCTTGATGAAGGCGTTGGAAGATACGGATTGGAGGGTTCGTGCGAACGCAGCAATCCACCCCAATGCAACCGCTGAAGTCTTGATGAAGGCATTGGAAGATTTTACCGATCTTCCCTGGCAGGCAGCAAGCCACCCCAATGCAACCGCTGAAGTCTTGATGAAGGCGTTGGGGAATGAGAGACCCCTTGTTCGAGAGGAGGCAGCAGGCCACCGCAATGCAACCGCTGAAGTCTTGATGAAGGCGTTGGAAGATGGGTATGACGGTGTTCGAGTGGCTGCAGCATCCAATCGCAATGCAACCACTGAAGTGCTGATGAAGGCATCGAAAGATGATAGCACGACGGTTCGATGGACTGCAGTACGCCACCCCAATG